CATAGTATCTGTACTATTATTGAGCATTACTGGCTGTAAAAGAACTATGGCCGATTATGAAGAGAGAGCAGCAGGGGTGCATAAGCTATGTCCTAAGTGTACATTTGTTACTTCAGAGAACAGGTATTATGCAGTTGATACCGGTAAACAACCAAACATTATCTACATATTAGAGTTTAAAAACGGTGGCTGGTTTTACACTGCATCTGATGTTGATCATCTAATACGAGTAAATTAAATATCAAAAACTGTTGGTTATTTTCCATAATCATCTTATTTTTGCTCAGTCAAGTGAATCCTTGGAAAGATAAATTGACACATAAACATTAAAAAAAGCTCCTCCGTGAGTGCATTATAGCCCCAGCCAAAACTTTCCAAGGGTTCATATGGCTGGGGTTTTTCTATTCATGCTTATTCCCCACCTATACAGAGTATATTAGGTAAATTAAACATGCAGTAATATCAGAAAGCTTATAGGCTGCAGTAAGAAATATAGCTAACTATAAGAAGAAGAATGGATGTATTAAAAATTCCTGCTCTGTCTGAAGGTGACACCAGGACCTCGTGAGAAAAATGAACCTAATACATCCCTCCGTATTCGAGGAAACATAGCTTGAACAACTATGAGGAAAGATAATTACTGATTTGAAAGTAGGATACTCATTATTAAACCTACTGAATCTTTGTGTACTGTACAGTATCTAGTTTGATCTGCCCAGTCTCACGAGGAAAAACCTGTTCATAATCTAAATTAAAAAAGATGAATAAGAAAGTACCTTCAAAATCTGAAGTAAAAAGAAAAGGTAAAGGGAAAAAGTGGGTAAATGCAAAACAACCTCAGTTATCTGATAGTGGTCCAGTAATTATAATCAAAAAGAAAACTAAAAACGAGTAATTACAAAAGATGCAGCTACATTCTAACAATAAAAGTTCTCACACAGATAAGAAAGGTATAATACCTTACGGTAAACATCAAGGTAAAACAGTTAAATGGGTACTGGAAAATGATAAAAAGTACGCAGACTGGATGACTAAAGAGAATTTATGGGAGAAATGGGATTTGCGTGAGGGTAAAAAACCTAAAGCTAAACCTCAGCACTCAAAACCTTTTGTTCCTAACTCAAAAGAAGTTTATACAGATCCTCCTCCTTGGGAAGATAATTATACTACAACATCAAAACCTGTAGCAGATAAACTTAATGAATTTGTAACAGAAAACGATGATGTATTAATAGGTTTAATGGAAGTACCTGTACCACCTGTAGAGAATAAGTGGATAGAAGAAGCAAAAAAATTATTTGAATCCATTTATAGAGAGAAAGAATTAACCAAGGAGCTGAAAGAAAGAATAGAGGACATATTGTACATGCCTATAGAAAATTAAAACTTATGAATAACTACAGAACATTTATTCGTACTTGGTGGAAGAAAGATGCTAAGGGTAAGTTAGTTCCTGCTCTTGGTAGAAAGACACCTGTAAGGAACAATCTTAGTATAGAAGAAGCCCGGAAAATGTGTACAGAATACAACAACCAAAATGATCCGGGACCTCTTGGTCGTAAAATGGAATTTGAATCTTATTAAAACAAATTAAAAATGGAGAATCCAAAGTATAAAATAGGAGATAAAGTAGTACCAATAACAAAGACTGCAGGAGTAATAAAATTTTCAGATTGTGCTATATGGGAAACAGCTTGTGATACTAGTCAAAATTATCTGTATGTAGTAGCAATAAATTCAAGTTATTACACTTGCAATAACTCAAATAAAACAACATCGGGTAATCTTTATAATGAAGCTGATCTTATGTATTACGTAGAACCAGTAGCAACACCTGTAGCAGATATTACTCCTCAAGGTAAAACAGTAGCAGAAGAAGCACAATCACTTGTATATGGTGACCGTGAGAAAGACTACGGTAAGACATCAGATAACTTTGCTGACATTGCTAAAGGTTGGGAAGTAATCTTTAAAACAAAGATCACATCGGAACAAGTTGGTTTAGCAATGAGCTGGTTAAAGATATGCCAAGCCAACTAGGATAATTGTGAAAAAAGAGACTCGATAGTTGATTGCATTGGTTATATGCTCTGTATAGAAAAAATCAAAAAAGGTTTATAAATTTTTACTCACAATCAAAAATTCAAAAACATGAGACTAAAAAGAAACAAAGTAGGAGGAATCCTCGTTATGGCAGGTATTGAAATTATGGGCACAGCTTATAGTCCTGTACCAAAACCTCGAGCCAGCCGGGAATTTATTAGTCAGGTTTATGCAAGACCAACCGGCCAACAAAGATGGTTTGCATCTGAAGCTCGTAAGAAAGAAATTCTTATAAATCTTCAGAATGCAAAAAGGAATGTTAGGGCAAAAGCTGCAACATTTTATATTGACAGAAATACTAAAGTGACAGGTATTACTGCTAAGGAAAAACTTATTGTTCATAGTATGAAGCTGATGTCACAAATAGCTGACTGCAAAAATTGTAAAGCATGAAGACGAATTTTATTATCAACGGGAAGATACAACTGGTGTTAGTTCCTTCTAATGACCGGGAAAAAGAACTGTTAAAGGAGCTGTGTCAACAACCTGTAGACATGCAGATGTTTACTAAGCTACAGGTAGGTTTAGATAGCTTTGCAGATGCATTAATTGTAACAACTTCTGCTCCTAAACAGGAAAAGAAACCTGAGATAATTATAGAAGATGAAGATGTAACTTTTAAATAAATAGTTTATGAATACTAACGACCTGAAATTTGAGAGAGTTTATGTATTCTAGTACATTAAAAAATGATGGTGGCTGAACAAAAAGCAATAGATAAATTAAGAAGTTTATGATAACACAACCTAAAATATGGTTCATAGGACCAGTAGCAGAGTATTCAGATGCTGTACAATATAGTACAATAGAAGAGTGTTATAACTATCTGAAAGACAAGATGGAAATTGGTGAGGATATTGAGACAACTTATAAGTTTCCTAAAAATACTTATAAAAATGAACAGGTATATTCTCCGGGACTTGATCCATATCTTAGTAAAGTTGTGATGTTACAATTAGGTACTAAAGAACAAGTATTTGTAATTGATACTAGATCAGTAGATATCTCAATCTTATTACCATTATGGGAAAATAAAGAAAGACTATGGATTGGTCATAACCTTAAATTTGAAGTAAAGCATTTGTTACATAATTATGGTATAATACATCATAAGATATATGACACGATGCTTGTTGAACAAAATTTAACTAATGGTCTCAGTCTTGGTTATTCTTTAGAAAAACTAGCCGGTAGGTATTTAGGTATTAAACCAGTAGAAAAGCAAAAAGATCTTTTTATAGAAGAGGATGAAGATGCTGCATATATAGATAAGTCAATTCGTATGGGCTTTCTTAATATTGGTTTAAAATCATTTACAGAAGAACAGATCCTATATGGTGCTGATGATATTACATATCCTATAGAGATTAAAAAAAAACAAGCTTTAGGGTATAATGGTTATAAACCTGTACAGGTAAATGATATTGAAAATGAGTTTTGTCTTGTGTTAGCTGATATAGAACTAAAGGGTATGACATTTGACCAAGAACAATGGTTAAAAACATATAAAGAAAATTTAGTAATATATCAGAAAAGAAAAGAAAAACTTGACAAATGGGTAGTAGATAACTTTAAAGAAGACATAAAATTCTGTTCTGTTCCGGATCTTTTTAATACCAATATACAGTGTACTATAGAATGGTCTAGTAGTAAACAAGTAATTACTTTAATGAAAAAACTTGGTTATTGTCCACAGGAAAAAAGTAAAAGTACTGGTTATGTTGAGTATACGGTAGGTGCTAAAGCTTTACTAAAGTTATTACCAAGTAAGTACAAAGAAATGTACATAGATGATAAAGAAACAGATATTGTAGATCCTAAAAATGATCTCATACTTAATTATCTTTTACTTAAAACCTCTGAGCAATCTTGCACAACATTTGGTAAAGATTTTTTAAAGTATGTACATCCAATAACTGGTAGATTACACAGTTCTTACCGGCAAATACTTAACACCGGTAGAATAAGTAGTAAGAATCCAAATCTTCAAAATATTCCTGCTGATGTAAATTACAGAAAGGCATTTGTTGCACCTGAAGGTTATTCTTTACTTAATGCCGATTATAGTTCACAAGAATCAAGAGTACTTGCAGAGGTATCTGGTGATGCTGCTATGATCAGTTTTTTTAATGATGGACATCCTATACATGGAGAAGACTACCATAGTTTTACTGCTACCAAAATGTTTTCTCTGATGAGGGATGAACCTGATCTTATAGTGTCTAAAAAGACACATCCGGAAGAAAGAAATGCTGCTAAAAGTATCTCATTTAAAATTGCATACGGTGGTTCTGCTTATACTTTGAAAGATGATTTTGGTGTGGAAGAGGAAGTAGCACAAGAGTTTATTGATAGCTATATGAAAGCTTTTCCTGCATTAGATAATTATTTTAAATCCGGAAGAGAAAAAGCTGTAAAGAAAGGCTATGTAGACATTGTACCAGATAGGAGATATTGGGAACCAGATTTTAAAAAAATGCAAGAACTTGTTGAAAAAGCCTGGTCATTTTATCCTAGTAATTATAAAGATCTTTCACAGGAAGCAAAACAAGAAGTAAAAGAAGAAATCAATAAAGAACATCCAGAAATAAAGAAATACTGGAGTGAATATTTTTCTCTTAAAGGCAGTTTAGAAAGATGCAGTCAAAATTATCCTATACAAGGTTTAAGTGGATCACAAACAAAAATGGCCGGTGTATTATTTAGACGATACCAATTAGAAAATAATCTAAGAGATACTGTATATCTTACATCACTTGTCCATGATGAGTGTCTTGCAGAGTCCAAAAAAGAATTTGCAGAGCAAGGTTTAAAATTACTTGAAGAAAAAATGATTGAAGGTGCTAATTTATTTTGTAAAAAAGTAAAAATGGGAGCATCTGGAAATGTATGTGTTTACTGGTCACACTAATTAAATTAGTTTGTTTTAAACTTGCAAGTACCGGTTATTTATTGTAAATTCGTAACCCTTTTCAAAGACACAAAATGTCAGTAACACTACCTCAATTTAATAACATTAAGGAGTTCTTACAGAGCAATCCTGATGGTGATTACGAGGACTGGCACAAACAATACAGACCAGTTCGACAGAAGAAAGCAGAAGACGATTACCCTGAAGCGTTTCAAGTGTGGTGGTGCACATTTCCGGCAAGTATGAACTTTATGTTCAAAGGTCGAAAGTTTACCGGTACCAGAGGTTTGAGAGACAAGAAAGAAGAAACCTTCAAAGCATATAAAGAAGCAAAGAAAGCTGCAGGATTTACAGACGAAGATATGCTCTACTGCCTCAAGGTAGAGATAGAGATGAGGAAAGTAGCAAGTTACAACCATAAAGACCCTAAGTACAATGACTTTCAATACATGAAAGCAACCGTTGCTTATCTTAATGGTGGTAAGTTTAAGTATTACAAAGATGAGGAGTTAAAGGAACTTTCCGATGATACGGAATCAAACAGTGCATAATGAGTTTATCTGAGCAATTACATAAGGAGATTGAGAATGGTAGAAATGGTAAAGCTGGTATCATACCTGTAAGCTATGATAGAATAGGTGATTATATTGAGATTGCAAAGAATACTAGTTATGTTATTGGAGGAGAAACTGGATCTGGTAAAAGTACTCTTGCTCAAGATATGTTTATGATACGTGCTATTGATTGGTATATAAAGAATAAAACTCCTGATATCAAGTTATCTATTATTCTATTTGGTATGGAGAGAAAAATGTACCAGTATAGTGCAAGATGGTTAGCAAGAAAGATCTTTACTGAACAAGGGATACCAATAATACCAAAGAAAGTATTGAGTAGACAAGCTAACTTTAAAATGACTGATCAAGAATACGGGTTAGTACAAGAATGTTATAAGATACTTGATGAGTGGGAAAAAGATGATCTGTTGATACCATTTGAAGGTAGTAAGAATCCTTCTGGTATTAGTATGTATCTGGAACAGTTTGCAAGAAAACATGGTACCATTATAGATAAAGACAAGAATGATAAATCAATGGAGAATATACTAGCCAGTAGGAAGTATGTACCAAATCATCCTAATCATATTGTACTAGTCATAGTTGACCATATAGGTATTCTTGCATCTGAGAAAGATCTTGATAAATCTAAAGGACAGATAGATAAGTTTAGTAAGGTAATGAGAGATGCTAGAGATACTTATGGTTTTTCACCGGTAATTATTCAGCAGTTAAACCGTAGTCTTGCTGATGTATCAAGATTGAAGTTAGGTGATCTGGCACCAAAGCTAAGTGACTTTGCTGATTCATCTCAGACACAACATGATGCTGATGTAGTACTTGCTTTATTTGAACCATATAGGCATATAGTAGGTGATCTTGATGGACATAAAGAGAATGGTTACAGCTTGAAAGGATTTAGAGACGAGTACTTTAAAACTTACTACAGATCATTACATATTCTTAAAAATTCGTTTGGGACGAATGGAATCCAGTTCCCAATGGCATTACAGCCAGAATTTGGTATATTTTCCACACTTCCTAAGAAAAAGGATATTAAAGAAGAAATATATCAACAAGTAACAAGTAGTCATTATTTTTTAAACGAGTAACCAATTAATCAATTCATATGAGTACAAAAGAAGGTGTAGAGCAGAAACAAGCATCTACATTAAACAGAACATTTTTTAGTAAAATAGCTATTGTTGGACCAAGTGGTACCGGTAAAAGTTATTTAGCTAAAACAGTAGACAGAGAAACTACTGGGTATATTAATATGGAGAGGAAACCTCTTCCATTTAAAGAAGGTGGACCGTTCAAGCATATGGGTATGCCAAAGAACTGGTCATCATTCAAAGCTAATCTTGAAAAGTATGGAGCAGATTCTACCATTAAGCAAATAATTATTGATAGTCAAACAATGGCTTTCAATAGTCTTAATAAGGAAATGTCTGTAAACTTTACAGGCTATGATATCTACAGGAATTACAATCGCCAAGTGTATGAGTACATTGAGATCCTTAAGAATATTGAGAAGGATATCATTGTGTTCTCACATGATGAATGGTTAAAAGTAGAAGGTGAGGGTAAAAAGAGAATGATGTCAGTACACGGCAAGGAGTTCGAGTCAAAATTAGAGCAACATTTTACAACAATTCTTTATACGGGTACTAGAATAAAAGATGGTAAACCACAGTATTTCTTACGAACATTTGAACAAGATACTACAACAAAAGTACCTGAAGGCATGTTCCCGGATAAAAATGGTGAAAACTTTTTAGAAATACCCAATGATGGTAAATACATTTTTGACTGTACAAAATCTTATTATACAGTCTAATCAATTTTTAGAAACAAAAACAATTAAAAACAAGTTATGGAATTACACAAGAGTACAGGTACCGGCAAGAAAGATCTATATACCGGTATTGCAAGCATGAGAGTTATTGCTGTTAATCCTACAAAGGAAGAGATGGCAGAAATGTTAGGTTATGACCTGAAGGAAGATGCAAAAGATCAGGTTTATGAAGGTAAGACAGAGAAAGGTGACGATTTTGTTACCCTTAGTTTTTGGTTGGAAGCAGATACTCCAGAAAAGCAGAAATTCAACACTCGTTTCCGTTTAGTAAATAAACCTGTAGTGTCTGAGGGTAGTGGCAAGAAGCAGTGGGTAAACCAGGTAGCAGGTTCTACATGGGTAGATAGTGAAGAGAATTTACCTAGTTGGTTTACAGACTTCCGTGACAAGAATGGTAACCTTATTACTAAAGATGATGATGGTGAGCTTACCGGTAAGAGAAAAGTACGTGAAGCAATACAAGGTGAAGCTAATCTTTATAACTTCCTACGCTCATGGTTTGGCAAAGTAAGTTTCTTCTCTGAAAGGACTAACATACTGTTAGACATCAATAAGATGTTCAGGAACTTTGACAAGTTTGTAGATAATGAGTTTCGTTCTCAGTTGAGGGCAGGTGATGATGCAATGACAACTAATGTAGTAGCCCTTGCTTATGTCTACATTTCTGAGAAAGATGGTGAAACCAAGATGTACCAAAATCTGTATGGTGAGTTTTTGGGGCAGTGGCAGATGAAGAAAGTAAGTTTTGCTTTGTCTACAAATAACTGGGAACTGGACAAAGGTCTAAAGAAGTGGAAAGAGCAGCTTGAAGGTAAGCATGGTTGTGATGGTGCTTTTACACTTACAATGTTGCAACCATTTGATTCTAATAACTATCAGCAAGCAAGTGATGAAATAATCACTGAAGTAACAAATGCTGATGATATAGATTTCTAGTTAAGTTCACAACCTATAGGAGAGGTGTAAAAACCTCTCCTATTTTTTAAATAAGAAAATGAAAAAGTTAGTATATATCCTTGGTGACAATTCAATAATAGAAGAAGAAACAGGAGATGTTGTGATATATGGAGATGATGTTACACCTGAAGTATTGTCTAATGTTGTAAACATATACAATCAGGGTAAAAGTATAAGTGAGATAGACCAATATCTTCTTGACGAAGAATTGTGTACGCAGGATGAAAGAGAGTTTATTATAGAAAATATCAACAATTACATAAGTATGGAAAATCAAAATCAGAACAACCAGTTCCCAAACAATTTAGATCAGATAATACCTGGATTTGCAACAGAACTAGGCACACCAGCACCTGTAGAACCAGTAGTTATGACAGGAACTTTTATTAATCCAGAACCTGTTAAAAAGAAGAATTATCAACGTAGAATGACAGATGGTAAATCAACTGCGTTCAAACCTCAGAGCACTGATGACTTTATCAAGGTAATGCAGGAAAAGATCGAGATGGCCAGGATGCTGGATGCAGTAGTCCTGCCAGAAATATCAGGTTCTATGACTAAGGGTAACCGTGACATCATGGTAGAGTTCCAAAAAGAACATGCAGCTATGGTAGTTAAATACATGCAGAAAATCCAACAGGCATAATATGCTGCTAACAAATGAACAATATGATCAGATGGCATCGGAGATTTCCGGTGCATCTGTTTCTTTATGGGATAATAATTTAGAGGATACAGAAGAAGCTATTAAACTTGATAATCTCTGGCCAATATTGGACAAGTACTTAAAAGCAAAAGAAGATGGCAAAATATCTGATTGAAGTAGAAGTTGATGAGGATAAACTCCGTAGATCAAAAGGCATAGATGTAGGAGAAGAAAATGAGTATGAGGAAAGTATAGAATCTCTTATTATACAAGAAATGGGTTGGGTTGATGATTCAGGTATTTATGTCAGAAAAATAAGAGAGATATCTGCAAAAGAAGATATTAAAACAGTATGGGATTTTGTAACTGCTTATTTTCCTAACTATTACAATAGTGATTTGATTGCTCTTGCTAATGATTTACAAAAAATAATTGACGAAGAAGCAGAGTCAGAAAGTGATGCTCATAATTATTTTGTCAATGAATGTAATGAGAATATGGTAACAGCAAAAGAGCACTATGAAGAAACCCATCGAAGAATCTATGAAATGGCTATTGGTGGATATTTACAATCACTAAAAAATAACGGTTAATGAAAGTATATCATGAAATAGATGTTGATGGTTTGAGCACAATTCTTGCAGAAGAAGCATGGAAAGAAGAAACAGCTAATACTACAGATGAAGACCTGTATGACATAGTTGCTGATAGTTCAGGTGAAGTTAAGAAAGAAGTAAAAGGTTTTTGGGCAAATGAGTTCTTTAATTTAAAGGAAACTTATCTTTATCTAATTGCACAGTATAAAAAACCGGAAGATGGAATTAGCAAAGAAAGAGGAGTTGATCAGCAAGGAGTTTCTATTTAGTAGAATTTCTGATTATGATGTTTACAAATATTACATTGGTGATTTTACTATTGGACAAGTAAGAAAGAGTCCGTTTCGTAAAGATAATAATCCTTCTTTTAGTATCTATATGAAAAATGGTAAACTGCAACATAATGACTTTGCAGATGACCGGTATAGAGGTGATTGTATTGATCTTGTACAGCAGTTGTTTAACCTTGATACAAAGAAAGCAACACAAAAGATTGCCAAGGATTTTGGCATAGCTGAAGGGAAGGATGAGTCGGCAAGAATAACATCTCAGTACACTAAGCCATTTATAGACCAAAAAAGACACTCATTTATCCAGGTAAGTACAAGAGCCTGGAAAAAAGATGATGCTGCTTATTGGACACAGTTTGGTATCAGTAAAGAGCAATTAAAAGCTGAGGAAGTATACCCATTAAAGGAGGTATTTATTAACCGTAAAAAAGTACGTACTGATAAAGATGAACTTTTTTATGCTTACCGATATGAAGAAGGATTTAAGATATACTTTCCTAATAGACCTAAAGGTGAAAGATGGTTTAGCAATATACCATTGACAAAAGTGGAGAATATAAAAATTCTTGATGAATACAATCCTTCAGTAGTTCTTTTGACAAAAAGCAAAAAGGACCGTTTGGTTTTATCAAAGTATTTTCCTTATGTACTTAATGTACAAAACGAAACGAGATCATGCTTTACACCAGGGTTTGTAGAAAAATTGAAGGACAGAATTGTCTGGATCAATTATGATAGTGATGAAGCGGGTGTAAAGAATTGCATAAGAATAACAACAGAGTTTGGTTACAGGTATATTAATGTACCTAAAGTGTATTTAGAAGAAGGTATTAAGGACTTCGCAGATTTATTTCGTGCTCATGGTGAAGAAGCAGTAATTAATTCATTAAAAGAAAAAGGACTTTTATGATAAAATATAGAGGTATAGAATATCCTACTAGAGAGTTGGATATGGGAGAACCGGAAGGAATTGTAACATTTGCTCCAACTGCATTGCAAGATCAATTTCTTGACATGGAGGAAGTAAGAGATGATGCAGTACATCTTGATGAACAGATATTCTTTTATCTTAACAAAAAAGAGTGGGATATGGACGATCAAACATTAATAACTTATTTAAAACCAACCCTATAATGGAAAAGAAGAAGTATAACCTTGGATACAACAGGTACATGAATCAAGTAATTGTTTACAGCACTCCCCAAGATGCTGAAAGAGGTGGTGGTTGGTG